TCACTCAACTTCTCCGAGTCAGTTTTTCTTTGAACATCTTCTTCTGTTAATTCGATCTTAATTGACTCTGCCATTTGACAAATCCCCTTTTTCATGTATTTTACTCATGGGCGGTGGCACTCCCTTTTGTGCCGGTCTGTTCGTGCAGACAGCCGCCCTCTCATTTAAACAACTTCCTCAATAGGCTCAATACTTTCCACCACCTCTCCGTTGCTTTCAAACTCTATATCTTTCGGGATAGCAAACTTACCGTCCCATGTTGGAATCGTTGGGCAGATAATATGATTCGTTGGCAAAAGTTTCTGCTGATTCTGTCTTGCTGTATTCGCATCTTCGATTGTTTTGAATTTCAGAAACATATTTACTCCTTTGTAATTACTGCTGTGAATGAAGCGGCGTTAGGTAGAATTCCACTATCCGAAGTCCAGTTAAAGGTTGAGCCATTGCGGGTCGAAACGATGGTTACACCGGTAGCGGAAGGGGTGAGGACTTGTTTGACTGAAAACCCATCAACCGTCATTGTGTCAGCGGCAGAACTTGTTCGTAAATATATTGAAGTTCCATTTGCGTCTGCTGTTACATACTGTGTTTTATTTCCTGTTGTTGTCCAATAAGCGGGTGTATATGCCGCCATTATTGGGCGTAATGCTCCAGATATAGCATCTATCGTAAGGGATTGTTTGTATAGTGCAAGAGCTGTTGTGTTTTTGGCCTGACCGATATTTCTTCCACTTGCATCTGATACCTTAACACCCTTACCACCGGCGACAGACCAGCCAGATTGTAATATTGTCCATTTAGCACCATCATCAAATACCGTGTCATCTAGTATTTCGTCGCTTAGTGTTTCACTCGTCCCCGTACTCTTGATATATCCGACTAAAGTATGCGTTGTTTCTGTTATGGTGATTTTAAAACCAACGTACTTTCTTAAATCAACAGAGGGATTCGTGATAAAAGCAGTCCCGTTGACCATAGACAAATTACAGGTCAGGCCGGAAAGAGTAACGCCGCTTCCGTATTTTACCGACTTAATTAGCTCATTCGTTCCAAACTGGTCTTGTGTCGCGTTAGGAAGGGCATCATAGGCTAATGTTTCAGGTTCAATGTGTCTTTTCATGCTCGCTCCTTATGGTGCCATTGTTCGGGTGAATTTCACTTTAAAAGCCGATGCCCCGATTGTCTGTGCATAAGTTCCCGAAGTCAATCTATCAGCAGTTATCCGGCATTTCTTCCCCGCTCCCGCACCCGCAAGAGTAATGGCGTTTGTTTCTGTGCCTATTGCCTCGTCATATTGGACAAGGGCGTTCCCTGCGGTGTAAGTAGAAGTTACCGCCGTTCCTAATGCCTGACTTAAAGAATCGGAATCGCCGACACAATACCCCGCGAAAGACCAGATAACCGTTTCTGTGTTAGCCGGAGCCGTGGCGTTTGTGATAACCATGTAAGGAGTTATCTTTATCGTCCCCCCGTCCCAATCCGAAGGTGGAAGCCAATCGAAAACTAAAGTTTGTAAAGTTGAATTGGAAAACTCTCTCACAATCGCCGGTCTGGAATACTCATAAACTCCCGTTGAAGCTGAACTCCATGTAGAAGCCCCGGTGTTTGTAAAAGTGAAAACCGCCGAAGTTGCCGTTGCCCTAAAATAGATATTTTCAACCGTAGCTGAAACCACCGTAGGAATAGTAGATTGCCCTACGCCTGACGTTGCGGTAATGGTCGGAACCTGCCCTGTAACTGTGGGCGTGAAAAACCAGTGATATATTTTACCGACAACCAAGTTAGCCAGAGTCATTGTAGCTGTTTGTGTTCCGCTTGAATAAACGGCTGTCGTGACATTCCCACCTTCACCTGCTGTAAAAGTCCCATAGGTAACATTGGCCGTCGTAGCATTGGAAGCTAGTGAAGCCCCAACATTACCCTGTACCTTGATAGCCGCATCGGGTGCGTTCATAACTGAATCCATACCCCAATCTACGGACATATTGACGGTATCGGAAACGGTGATATTCGCTCCAGTGATCGTGCCGGAAGTGATGGCGGCTACTTCTCCATCATTCCACCCATTACTCCATGCGTATAATGAAGAAACAAAAACTAAACTAATAAATACAATTAAAAATATTCTTTTCATGTGGCCTCCTAATTCCTTATTTTTGTAATCTATGGTAGAGAGGGCAACGGTATCCAGGTGGGATTAGTAGTTGTAATATTTACAGCCCCCGTGGCATTTGCTGCCCTATCTACAGTTATACTTGTATCGGTTACTATTGTTAATATTTTAAGTGCCGTTAAAGCTGCAAATCCAGCCGAAGCATCAATATACTGCCCAACGGAGAACCCAGAGGTACTCGTAACTGATGTTATTATGTTCGACCCGCTGGTAGTTGCACAACCATTCTCTGAAGCATCTTCAAATGTTCCAGAAGAACTACATGTCCATCCCATAGCCTGACCAGAAACAGGAGTTGAGTCATAACAAATATCGCCAATTGCCCAAGTTCCTGTTGTTGGAGCAGCCGTGCCTGTAGTCATAGAATTTGAAGAGATATTTCCAAATGTTCCATATACTTTTTTAAGAACATTTGTAAAAACATCAGTAGAAGAACAAGCATTACAAATATTATTCGCATATAATAAATAATTACAATTACCAAGAGAAAGAGTTCGCGATAATTTATGTCCATTATTACCCGTAAACTCTACCATATTAACATCTGCATCAATTCTATACGATGCTGTTGATGACCCACCAGCATAATTTGAGTTATTCTTGATTAATACTGTATCCAAAACTGTTGTAGCAGTAAGTTGAATTATATTGCCACCAGCTCCAGCTACATTGTTATTAAACTGATTATTGTTTATTTTTATATATGGCAACGAAACTGTTTGCGACCAAAAATGCTGAATAGAAACTTTATCTACATTGAATTTATTATTTTCTATAATTAAACGACCTATCGTGTCAGCAGAAGTTGTTCCATTAACAAGTATGGGTGAGCTATCTGTAGAATAAATAGTGTTATTGGCTATAGTTAAACTATCTAAAATTTCACTATTGTCCAATCCAATATAAATCCCATTATGGTTTCCATCTTGATAAATATAATTATTATCGATTACGATATCTTTAATAGGATAACCCGATTCTAACTCAACTTTAATCCCTGCCATTGTATCGTCAGAATACATGTTTATTATATTGTGTGAAATATTATATTTATTCGAGACGCTTGTATCTTGTATCTTTATTCCGCCTTCATACCCCGCACCATTTATAGTATTATGCAGAACACTTATATCTCTACCGGAAACTTCTATTCCTCCATGAATAATATTATTGCTTGCGCAAAAGCCTTCTATATTTACATGGTTATCTAAAGCCACATAACCAGTTAATCTTTTATCGGCCATTAAAGTATTCCCTATAATATTTACATTTCGAGATGGCGCATAACCACCCGTTGTAATGGCATGTCTCGCACCATAAATATGACTATTAACGACATTAATATTTTGTGTGCTGTCAATAGCTAAACCATAATTATTGCCCCCTGCGGCTTCATAGGAGTGGGAGGCCGTAAAGTTATCAATTAAAGTGTCTAATGAATAGAATATTATAAGGTTGGCACTACCAAAACCATGTATTTCCCCCCCCCTTACAACATAGTCGCGAGAGCGATACACCCTAACTCCTACATTTTTAGTGTCTGGATTCCCTTTTAATCGAAAATTCTGCAATGACCCACGGACTGTAGATGTTTTATAGATTAATGTTGCATTAGCGTAATCGTCCCATAATTCGTGCTTTAATCTAATAGTTGAAAAGCCAGCTACAGGTGCGGCAACGCTTTCTACAATAGCAAATTCTCCTTTCCAGAACGAAGATCCTCCCTCTACCCATTGATCACCACTAGCGCTTTGCGATGATATCCTCAATACATCATTTTCGGAGAGTGTTAATCCTAATTCTTCAGGAACAGTAATAGTTATTGCATGTTTTGCAACAGGCGTAACTAATGTATAAGAAGTACTGTCTGTTCCTAAGATATCAATAACACTAAAAGCTGTATTGGTTGTGGCATCTATTTCTACGTCAATATCACATATTATATTTATAGTATTCGATATTGTAATCGTATCAGCACCAGAAGCAATATACGTAAAACCTTTTGTAAATTTCACAGAAGACCCATTGGGTGCAGATTTTAAAGCAAGGGCTATCCCTGCTGCTGTATTGGGGAACCAAGGAACTAATATATCTCCTCGCCCTTCATTAAAAGTAATAGCTCCTGTACCGTCAAATATTTGATAATTCCCGGCTTCAGGTATAGGCAATTTTAGCGTATATGCACCATGACTAATTATCGCGCCGGGGGTAAATTTAAAGGTTACGTTCGCGTAGGCAGACCAATCCGTATTTGCAGATACGGTCCATGTGCCGGGACGCAACAAAAGCGTAGTCTTTGTCGTTGTTCCAATGGCTGTTAGTGCAGATTGAATTGTTGCCCCTGTATAACTAACACCGGCACCATAGGTAACGGCGGCGTCAACTTCACACCCAAATTTAGTTAGGGTTAAAGTCGCGCCCGTAGAAGTTTCTCTAGAGAAGGTATTCGTTCCCGTCCCATCAAACCTTGCTATGTCTTGCTCGCCTATCTGCCCTTTAGTGATTGTTGTCATTAAATCCCCTTATATTAGAACGTATCCCCATGTTCCCGCGAAAGCCCCAAACGCCGATAAGTCAACCGTTGTCGTATTTGTCAGTCCTGTAACCGTCCCCAAAGCAACCTGCACATTAGAGTTATTAAATACCGAAACGCTCACAGCATAAGGTGCGGATAAGGCCTTATTGTGGGTAATCGTTAAGATTCCTGTTGCCAAATCAGTATTGGTAAAGGTTCCTCTTACTGCTGTCGAGCTGTTCGAACTTATCCAATCCGTACCGTTGGAAGTTAATACTTTCCCCGCCGTACCCGGAGCAACATCGGGGACGTTGTGAGAATCATTTATTGATTTTGAAGTAACATATTTCGAGTCGTCCGTTCCCGTATCAATATCAGTACCGGCCGCTTTCGTAATCGGTGCGGTAGTTGATAATCCGGTTGAATCAACGGTAAGTCCGCCGCCAGATTTCAACTTGATAGCGATTCCGTTTAATCCGTCAAACTCCAATCCGAAATCAGGTTTTAAGACTACGAATATCCCGTTCCTGTCACAGTCAATACCCTTTATGATATTGGGATGGATAGCCAAGGCACCTGCAAGTTTCTGCAAACCACCGATAGCCAAGTATCTCAACTGAAATACATCGTCCGCCCCGATCTGGAACACATCGCCAACATTAGCCCCTCCTAGACGGTTCTGATATAGGTCGTCCATGAGAGATTGCATCTGTTGAAGCATCTCGTTAGGGTCGGTTGCTGTTACTGGAAATGGGGATGAGGGCATTTAAAATCCTATAATTTGATTAATTAAATCTTCTTTGTTCTGTGGAACTATCTGCTGTAATTGAAACGGAAGTTGCCCCGAAGATTTTGAAACATTTCTTTTTTTACTCATTCCTATTGCGAGTCTTGACATGACCGGTTGACTCTTGGCTATCTGGAAAGCGGTTGCCGCAGGAAGTCCACCTTCAACCATTACGCCAAATAACATTCCTGATAATGATAGGGGGTCAACATTACCACCCCTGTTTGTCGCTCGTTCAACCCATTTTCTAGCATTCAACAAACCCGCTTCTTTTGCCATATCAGCTTTAACAGATTCGGGAATCATGGGATTGTCTAATACCTCTTGCCGTAATGTTTTAGCCGCCTCCGCTTTTGCGGTAGCATCAACATCGTTGCGAATACCAACCCTCCCCGTTTCCGGTTTCTGATTTTTCATGTAATAATCTTGTATTTCTTGATATGTTCCTTTTTTCAATGCGTGAGCGTCAGCAAGATTAATCTGCCCCCCGTTATTTACAAACGAGTGGCTTATGAAATCATCTTTTACCTTATCTATCGTATCGTAATATTGCTGTGGGTTTGGTCGTGAAGCATATTCTTTTTTAAGGTTATCCAAAGCGGTTGTGACTTTGTTAATATTTACATTAGCACCGCCGCTTGAAGCACTATCTATGACACCAGAAATTCTATTATCAAGATCGCCGATCATGGCGTTCATTGAGTCAACCGTGTTTTTACCCAATGGCAGTTTTTCATCCCTAAGTAATGTCCTGACAACCTTATCTCTCCCTTGTTGGTTTAAACTTCCGGGCGGTATTTTTAATGCTCTGGCGTATAGGGATTCCGGCACCCCACTTATCGCCAATTTGTTGACGGGATAAAGTGCTGTTTTAGCCGCAACCTGAATTGGGTTTGTATATGTCGATGCTGTGTCTAGGGCATTAGCCAGTTTTTCCGCGCCACTTACTCCCGCTACTTGACTTGCACCACCTAAACCCAGAGATACATTCATTGCGGTCGAAACTGGTTTATCATAGGCAAAATCCAATACTCTTTTTGGTATCCCAAGAGGATCAGAAACATTCCTATTAATTAAGTCCTGTAATGGTGCGGCGGCGATTGCGTGTCTTTTCTCTAGTGCAATTTGTTCGGGGTCGGTGATTTTAGGAAGAAACATATTAATATACGGGTCAACAATTCCTAACCCAACATCAGTAATCCCCTGTGCCGATTTAACGGGGTGAGCAACTAAATTCAGAAGTCCCTTAGCAATATCCTTTGTGTTAGAACCAATGTTACTAAAAAACCCGCCGAAAGATTTGCCCGTTTTCGGTTGTTCTTGAACAGGGGAATATTGTTTAGACAGTACCGAATTAATTTCCGATGCACTCATGGTATCGGGAAATTCAACGACTTTGCCATCGGGAGTTTCTACGTTAGGCATTATTTTATCTCCACTATTCCTTGACCTGGTATATATTTATGCGTTGCTTTTGGGCCCCCTTGAGGCTTCCCGCCCATGTTGACCATTGGATTGTTTTTCATTTCATTTTCAAGGATCGTCAGCTCTTTACGCCTCGCATCCATTACATTAGAAGCATCTGTCTTCATGGCTTTTAAGACTGCGAGTATCTGTCCATGTGTTTGTGATTTATTAACTATTTCTTCGGCTTTTTTCTGTGCATTCATAGAAAGTTCTGCTGATGTAATAGCGGTTCCGGCGGTTCGTATCTTCTCAAATTCCATTGCCGCCGCATAAATAGCGGTACCCATTTCCACAATTTCTGGGTCGCCTGTATGTGTTCGTATTGCATTGATAAGCGTATTCGCAGCGGGAAATGAAGTTCTGCTGTATTTAGAAGAAAGTTTTGTTGCATATTCCATATTAGAAATCATAGCCTTTTCAAAAGCACCAAACTGTTCTGTAGATTTCTTCATATTTGCATATGTATCTTTTGTTGCCTTAAATCCGGCTTGCATTGCGGGAACTTCCGTTGGATTTATACCGTTTTCTATGAGATACGCACTGGCATAGTTAATTATTTTCGATCTTAATCCAGCGTTACCCATACCCATAGAAGGCATTTGCCCTGTCATGGCATATTTGATTCCTTCCATTTTTATTGCGTCCTGCGTTAGACTACTTCCGCCACCTCCCGTCTTATTATAGATAGTAGTCTGTGAAACATTTTGACTTAATTCTTTGCCGTGTTTTTTAGGATCATAAGTCTCTCTTGTTCCGTTAGGCATAACTACTTCTGTGGCTTGCGTCTTAGGATTTTTCCATATCGGGAAGCCGCCCTTTTCTGTCACGCTGGAAGATTGCCAGCTAGGAGTAGATTCTGGTTTGACGTTTGTATTTTCCCCAAGTTTAGTGCCTGTTTTATCTATCCAAACATCGCCGGGATTAAGAACCTTGGATTCGTTTTTGGGTTGTTCTTTGATTAAATCCCCCAAAACTTTTTCAGGGTCTTTTCCGTATTGCATAAGGATGTTTGTTAAATCTTGCACAGAGGGCTGAGGAGTAACCATCTGTTTCGTAGTAATTCCTTGTACCCCTTCGGACGTTGGGAGCTCACCACCAAACGTAGTATTTATCTTGGTTGGCTGAATATCGGGTAAAGTGACATTTTGTTCTTGTGGTGCAAAAACCGCGTTCATTCTTGTCCGTAATTCATTTTCCTTCGCGGTGTCATTTATGAATTTTGTTTTTATCATTTGGAACTTTTCATTTTCCATATCCAGTTCCATTTTCTTCAAGGCAAGAGGAACGACTTTTTCCATGTTCTGATTGTATGTGTCTAAGGCATCATTCCGTGATTCGTAATTAAATGGATTACCCATATATTCTCCTAAACCAATACTGCTCCGAAAGCTGAATTTTTCTTATTCATTAAATCGCCAAGGGTGGGTGTCGCTCCCACCGGAACATTTATAGTTGATGTGTTTGTTGTTGGTGCCTGATATTGCGCTTGCTGTTGAGGCGTCCCCGAATTACCCTGATTAAAAAGATTATAAAGTTGTTTACCTTTGTTGTATGCGCTATATCCCTTCAAACCGGTTCGCGCTATATCCTTTCCCCCTTCTACGATATCCGCCATAGAGGTAGGAGAGGTATCGGGCATCATGGTCGTTGAAAATTCCGGCGAAGGTGTTGTCATGGGAGCAACCTGTTCAATCGGTGCTGATAATGTCGGGTCAGGGGTGATTTGAGGTGTCTTGTTTATCCCTTCAACTGCATTGGTCATTAAATCTTCTAAGGTGTTTGTTGCTCCGGTCGGTGCCAATGAACTTACTTCACCTAAAGGCAATACAGAGGAAACCCCTGCGGCGGAACTTAATGAACTTAAGTCCGCGAGAGAGCTTGAAACATTTCCGGTTATATCTGCCGCTAAAGACGGGTCAAGAATATAAGACCCCAACCCGGCACTATTGGCAACACTTCCGGGGCCATTGATTGCGGCGGCTTCATATGCGGGTGAGGTGCTACTTATCGCAGGGGAAAGAAGTTCATTTAAATAACTACCGGCGGCGGATGTTGCACCGATTATCGCACCACCTTTTAAGGCTTGGTCGGCAGTACCACCGGCCATCTTGTTTCCGACTTCGTACCCCGCCAATGTCCCCCAACCGGGAGCAACTACTGTCCCAACAAGACTTCCCAGCGTTCTATAATATGGACTAATCCCCGGCACGGCGGACTCAATGACATCCCCGCTTCCCCTCGCTAAAGAATCAATTCCCGGTTCGGTGATGGGGTCGACAAGGTATTGTAATGCGCTAGAGTAGTCGCCATTTTTAATGCCCTCGATTGCCCCAGGTATGCTTACACTAAGAGGATTAAGAACTGATTGAACTACTGTTCCCGCGCCGGAAAGAGGAGCTTCCCCCTGTAAAACATCTGTTAATCCACCAGAAGCAACACTCGCTATGGATCCAAGAATATTATTCCCCTGCTCGGCGTTTTTCCAAGTACCAATAGAACCATCTGATTTAAGGTAATAATCGCCGTTTTCGCGTTTTGTAGTTATGGTGCTTAATCCCGTTGGGATAGAATATACTGGTTTCCCGTTGTATGTTCCAACAACATCACTCTTGGTTCCAATAATATTATTAAAGTATTTTTGCCATTCGCTTTTAAAATCAGCCATATTTTTTCCCGCGTTTATTTTAATATTCCTAAAAGTTTAAGTAGCTGGTCGTTTGACGCTGATTGCGCTATTGTGTTGCCCAATCCCTTTAATGTGTCGGCGTAGGGGTCTGTCTGCGTAAAGGCCGCAGGATTTATATTTGTATTCGGTTGATTGGTCGTCAAAGAACCTTGATTCATAGCGGTTGCTATATTGCTTCTCATTTCCCTGCCGATTCTTTCAGCGTTTTTACCGTAACCACCACCGCCGGTACCTCTGACAGCATCAGAGGCGGACATGGCTTTATTTTGTCCCTGTGCCGCGTTTCCGTACACCGAAGTTACGTTATCCCTAAGAGCGTTCATGTAATTGTTTACTTTGTCTGGTGTCCACGAAACGGCGTTCAGGTAATTGGATTGCCCTTGTTTAGTGGCGTTCTGATTCATCACATTACCCATCAACGAGGCTACCGTACCAAGTCCCATTTGCGCTAATTGAGGATGCTTGTTGGCAAAATCCAACACCGAACTGCCGCCGCTTTTCAATTTGTCATAACCTTCGCTAACCATTCCGGGGATGGAGAAGGGAGTCGCCGAGGGGCCATTGCTTAAAGACGGGGTTGATTGTGATACAGCAGGTGTGCCCGTATTTGCATTAAAGGCCCCGCCGCCAGCCGCATAAGACTCTATGGGGGTAATTCCGCCAAACGGATTATAGGAATTGATGGATTGTGTGTCGTAAGTATAATTACTCGGCACATTACCTCCGCCCATAAGATAAGAGTCAAGGGGGTTGAGGGTGCCGCTTAAATCGGTCGCGGTAATATCTCCAAGTAAAGACTGATCGCCAACAATCGGCGTATCTTCTCCACCATAAAAACTAGGCTCACCGGAATAATCTTGCCCTATTAATTCATTCCACCAATCCATAATGCCCCCTTATTGAGTAACGTCAAAAGATAATTTCCACGGACTGTAAATCTCCATTTTGGTCAAGCCCGTTCCCGTTAGTTTAATTCTTATTCTGTATCCCCTCCAATCTTGGGGAAGGTTTTTAATATATTGCATAGCTTCTGATGTTCCGGTAATTGCCTTGGTTGTAGAACCGTCAGGGTATTGCATCAATACATCATCTATATAAACGCTCATCGTTACGCTATCCCCGGCACTATCGAGCATATATTTAAGTTCCTTAAATACTTTCACTTCATCCGTTATTTCCTGTGCCCCGCCGGTCATGTCGTGAGTTTCAAGTTCAAAACTTACAGTTCCGCCAGCGTCTTGAGTTCTTGCGTACCCATCAGTTCCGCCAAAATAAATATTGGTTGCGTCAATAGAACCATCAAGGCATTGGCCGTTGATATCTGTCCACTCTGAAACCCTAATGTCAGGATATCGTCTTAAATCAATCGCTACATGGTGATCTGGAACGGTGGCAGAACCGGCAGGGTACAGAAGGTGATAATATCTCCCAATGCACTTACCCCTACAATTCGCTATCGCTGAAATATTCAGGTCTTTCTTGAAGATGTAATCAAGTTTCGGGGTGGTCATTATCTTGTCATACTGACCATTGAATACGGTGAGGCCCAAATCCCCACCTTCGGGGTTTGTTAAACCTATAATCCCGCCCGGATATGTCGATACATCCACCGTATAAGGCGCGCCAACACCGTTTTTAGAGTATGTTTTTCGATAAGCCCATGTAGAGGGGTCGTTTCCTTCTCGTCTCAACCACGTCTGTTTTAAGGGGATAAAAAGGTTAATCCCCCACGTTATAATACCTTGTGGGTCAACCTCTTTGAGTCCAGAAACTCTCATGTCGTCCCAATTATTTGTAAGGATTGCCAGAGGCATGAGAACTTCGTTTTCTGTCGCATCCGCCCCTAAAACAGATTCCGTGTAATAGAGTCTGTGTTTATAGGTTGAATCGATCATGTGCAGTCTGCCGTAATGAGCCGTAAAATACTTCGGGATTATAGTGGGCAGGTAATCAGCAACCGTTTCGTAGTTGTTTGCTTCTAATGTCGCATCAGATAACTCGTCTGTGTATGTCGTAGTGGTATTGTCTAAAATAGTATCAACTAAATAAATATCGGTTAAGGTTCCACCGGTTCCCGGCCCCCTGTAAAGTTTCCGGTAAATAGTAGGTGCCGTTCCGTAGTAAGCCGCATAGGGGCAAACCGGGATGGATGTCCACGATATTTTTTGTGACGTAACGCTGACATCAGTACTAACAGGGCTGAATCCTGTTTCGTAAGTCTGTCCATTGGGCCAAGTAATGTAATACGAAACGTAGAGCATATAATGACCGCTTGGATTTCCCGCCGCACCCGCCGCACCACTGGCGGCTGTGGTCGGGTTAGCCACTTGTGCGGGGTAGACATTACAAGAAGAATCAACTAAAATACATTCTGTCTGGTTTGTGCCTATCAGGAAGTCTTTATATTCCTCGAAAGTCCACGCATGGTTAGTAAAGGAGGCGTATAAATCGGTAAAGTCACCCGCTCCGGCGTTCTTTCTTAAATGCGTTGTGTCGGCAACTATCAGGTTAGAGCCATACTTTTTAATGGAATGAATCGAACCAACAGCGGTAGAATTGATAGCACTATAAGGATCTCGCAAGGTTTGCGTTCCTTCCGTTTCAAAGTTAATATTCTGACAAGACTTTAGAAAGCCGCCCTTTTGCAAGGCGCTTCTAGCGTCGTATGAAAGACCTCTATGAAAGTAAACTAATTCTAAAGCCATTAACGCATCCTCGGTCTTAAAGTCGCTCTCTTGTCCTTAAACGGTCGCCCTTCTTTTTTGCTTCTGGCGGTCATTGCAGAAGCGTTAAACTTAGCCTCATACGCTTCCGCCCTTGAAAACTCTTTTGACATTTCGTGGAATGAACCTAATAAATCAGCTACGACCCCATAAACCAACGCCATGTGATAAATCGGCGGAATTTCAGGGTACATGGTGTCGTTTCCAGTAGTAGGAAAGGCTAGAGGGTAAGGAATGTAGTCGATCTGTAAGTTACCTGCGGGAACGGTTATATTTGAAATTTCACCTATTTCAGAGGCGAAAATAACAGCATCATCATCCGCCCATGAAGTAACAACTCCGTACTCACCCGCTAAAATGTTATAGGAATCACCCGCAGTAAAAACATTCGCTGTTCCGCCTGAAAGAGTAGTCAGGGTAATTGAATTAGCGGCAACGGTAACTATTTGTGCCTGTGAACCGTCCGTGACGTTTAAAACCGTCATTCCATTGACAAGGCCTAACGCAGTAAAGGTAACTGCCGTGTCCCCTAATGTCGTTGCGTCACCGCTTGTTGCTGTTCCCGTTACATTAGTTATTGTTCCGGGGAATGTGTCGCCAATAACAATGCCCGTATCCGGTGAAAGGATGTAATTTGTCCCGTCTGAATCAACAGGAGGGTAAATGCCAATCATCGGGATATTCCCGTAAGACTCCCCCATGTAGCAAGCAAATGGTTCGCAAGACGGTGCAATTCTCCATCCCTCATATTTATCGTCCAGTGATTGAGTTGTGAAAATATCAAGGTTGACGTATTCGCTTGAACTTCTATAATACCTCGGCAGTCCTATAATACCGCCGTCCATGCAATTTGAAGGGAGTTTAAACGTCTTGTAATCTTTCTTCAAAAGAATCAAAGCTGATTTTTTTAAGCATTGACTTAGAAAAACAAACTTCTGCTGTCTGTCGTTCAATTTAGCCCTAATGAGCCATTGAGGGAATTTGTTATAAGAAACTGTCGTTCCTGAAACATTACCCAATTCAAATAAAATGTGTTTTTCTAAATCACTTAATGTAAGAGCCATTTAGTCTCTCCACGGCTGACCGGGGCCAAAAACATGTTTGCGGTCTTCGTCATAGTCCCGATCTTTTGGTTTTATCCCTTCGATTAATTCTTGTTTAAAAGTTACTTTATCTCCGTAACGCCTGTCGGTGTAATGTTTGGAAATAACTGAATCGTAAGTTGTGGTTTTAAAGATTCTGTAAGTCGCTCCGGTGTTAAAAGAAATATCTGTTACAACTGTATTTTCAGTTACGGAAACAACATGGCCGCTTGTAACGGCGGTATCATTTTTCACCGCTAGACCAGCGTAAACACCGCAAGACTTGAAGTCCTTGCCGAAGTCAGATATAGTTGTGCCTGAACCCTTCTGCGTTCCCGTAGCAAGATAATCTGTGTCTCTATGAGTTACCGCAATTCCACCGGACATGATTTAGGTGGGCGGATATACCGCCGCCCTCGGTTTTAAATTGTTAGGTTGTACCGTCAGCATCAAATGCCAGAGGGTACATAAACGTAATACCTGCGGCTGTAACCTGATTGTCGCTACAAAGCGCAGTAGTCCCGACAAACGCGCCAACTCCGGCAGTTCCAGAAGCGGCGGCGGAAATACATCTGTTGCGAGTGATTAAACATAAACCAGAAACATCGTTGATGGTAATCTTTGCAACATAGATTCTGTTGTTATCAATTAACGCCTTTCCGTTTACACCAGAGAATGTTGCGTCTGTCTTGATGTAAATACCATCATCTGCTCCACCACGAATATTGTTATTGGTTATTTTGATACCGGAAGCATTGCCCGTTCCAATGTAAACGACTGGGTTAGCGAACGCACCGTCAAAGTCACAACCATTTATAACAAGCAACTCGCAGGCGGCTGTGATAATGGCGTTGGAAGTCGTGAAGGTAGATTCTGAACCGATAAACTGGCAACCGTGAAACTGCATACCATTATCGTAAGCGGTCAGCGTGAATAAGTCACCATTCGCTTCGGGACGGAATCTTACATTAAACCAACGGCAACCAAGGTGCTCGGCAGAAGAAGTATGCCTGCCTTTCAGGGTGGGTTTATCATAAGCATCACAAGAACCTACTCCCACAATATCGCACTTTGCGGGAAACACTGTAAGAGAAGCGGTTTCGGGGTCGGCAGAATAGTAAATGGTGTTCCTTTTTGCCCACGTTGCCTTACCAGAACCTATATTCAGGTTGCTTACGGTAATTGCCTTGGCGAGTGTCTTAAAGGGGGTTTCCCAACTGGTTCCGGGGTTATCGTCACTACCATCGTTGTTATCAACAAAATAGACTTCTCCGTTAGCACCCCTTGACGCACAATCAAGACCTATTACATTCCACGCACCAATTTGGATATTTGTAAAACCATTCATATTATATCCTCCTTATGCCGGTACGTTGAAATAGAAATCCCGTTCATCTGCAATTTCTACTGAGAAGCGCTGATCGCCTTTGCACATCATGTCGCCGGTCTGGAACTCTTTTTCTCTTGCAAAACGAGTTTTTCTTGCCCAGAACATGATAATTCCACGCCCTTCACTCTGGAGAACCCACATATCCGCATCCGTCATGTAAGACCAAACCTGCGGAGTAATTGAACGGCCTGACTTAGCATAAGCATTGATAGCCCTGTTGCCAGTGTCGGGACGGTCTGTGGATTTCAGGATTTCGATTGCGTTCTTTTCCAACTGCGGGGGAATCCAAAGATTCTTAACTTTCTTCTGTGTCCGCAAAGAACGGTGATCGTACTGATTCTCAAACGCAACCAGATTAGCCCAGAATGTAGAATAGGTAAGGTCGGTTGCGGTGGCGTAATTGGAATAGGTCGTGCCATCCAGACGCTTATGGGAAGCAGAGGCAAAAGCCAAACTTCCGCGTGTGGTGTGATAGGTCGTAGCCGTTGCGTAGTTAAATAACTTCGCACACTCCACTTCGGGGTTTTCAGCCAAAGAACGTCCCAGGTCCTCGAATATTTCATTGAGTCCATCGGCAGTTCCACCAGCCCTCAGGTGATAAAGGTTATCGTCAATGGATTCCTCTGAAAGACGTACTCCAAGGCCGTAAACCTCATGCACCCATGTCTGCTTCGGGCCTTCGATTTCGACATCGTAACTAATGCCCTGACCCTCGCCCTTTCGTACAGGCAAACCAAGGCCTGAACGGATAGAGTCCTCTTCTTTCTTTTTCATAGACTCTTTTACGTTTACTAATGTGCCGTATTTGCTTTCGGCACGTTTACTCATGTAACTGTCCAAGGCAACTGTAAAGAGGCCGGGGACGTACTCATTCAAAAATCGTGATCGTGTCCACATATTAAGTAGCCTCCTTTAAATAGTTACGCCAACGCCAAACTGATGGCACAATGGGTTAATTTGACAGACCATTCTGCAACCTGCGGCAGAATAAACATCAACACCGGGATAAGCCTGGCCAACTAAACGAATCGGGATTGTTACCGTTACCGCGGCATTGGTCACTTTGATAAACTGTGAGCTGATTCCGGTCGAGGTTGACTGCGGTGCGTAAAGTGCCGCACCGTCTATCGGATAATTCAAATCCATATCGGTTGCGGTAAGGGCCGCACCAACATTCGCAACGAATGTTTGATAGGGGTGATCTGCTACCAACACATAACCAGCAACTGTGCTGTCGCCAACCCTACCTGCGGCTATATACTGAATCGCATCCATATCTTCATCGAAACACGCCAACACGCTACCCAAAAGCAGGTATTCATCGCCCGGTGTGTCACCAAGGACTGCGGCATCATAAACCGTGCCGACTAATCCCAACTTTGAGGTTACAATACCGCCAACCGTATCGTTCGCAACAATATCGTTCAGACAGATATTGATTGTTGGTGCGGTAGGAACGGCATAGAACCTCGCTCTTAAAACTGGACCCCAAGGAACAAACCCTGAGTCCACATCTGCATTTGCCATCTTTAAATCTCCTTATTCTGTGGCGGACATATCGCTTTCGGAAACCATCGGAGTAGAGTTGCCTAAAGCCGCATCCACTTCCGCTTCTCCCGTAAAAGAAATATCCCCACCACTCACATTAAGCCGTGACTTGCCCTTCGCTCCGACTAATTCAGCGCCGCCCTTTTCGTCTTTCTTGTTTGTTACGTCAGCACTGTTTGTCCGGTTATCAGCCAATCCACGCTTATAATTAAGTTCTCTTTCAAATAACTTGTACGGCTTAAAAACCAGCATCTGGTCTTCTCTCGAAACGCAACCGTTGTTCGGGTCGATGAATTTATCGAACATTCCACTTCTGGGCTGTGTACGATTAACTACCCACCACCTAAATACTTCCGGTCTGTTTTTTACCTCATCCAATCTCGCCGCACTTCGTGTTATCCACCTAAACGCAAATTCATGTTTGTCTCGGAGCTTAATTGCTGGCTCCGGCAGTAAAAACGGGTCTGCTGATAGCGAATAGTCGTTAATATCTTCTCCGCCATCGAGTAACTGTTCCCAACTCCTATCCTCTGACGATGCTCTCTGATAAATTGCTTTTTCATCGGGTGTCAGGTTTGCCAATGCTTCTTTCTGAGCAACCAGCTCGTTATCTTTTTCCGCCTTTTTATCGGCGTGGTATTTCTTCATTCTTTCGCTTGCCGCGTCTTTCTGTTCTTGTGTTTGCATGATTCACTCCTATTTCTTTTTAAGTATTTGGTTCATGTAGATTTTCATTTTCTTCGGGTCTTTATCGAACCCGAATCTCTTGGCGGTTTCCATCTGCGATTCATTGAGTTCTGACTTAGAGCTTATCGCCACCGTACTCTTGGAGCCGGGAGGCGTTACTTTCCCGTCAGCAATTTGCTTTTCCCTCGCAGAATTTATTTTTTCGTCAGTTGCCGCCTTCTTACCTTCCTCGAACCAATACTTTGAAATAGCCTGTTGATTCGCAAACACCGTTACCGCCGCGCCCAGAACATCTCCGTATGGGTGATCTTTGAGTCCCATGATGTCTTTGGCTTTCTCCGTACTTTTACGAATCGGTGAATCTTCATCGTCAAAATCTTTGTATCGTTCCCTCAAAACTGTATTGAACTGTTCTTGTTTTGCCTTTACCTCGACTTCATTTACCGCTTCTTTTTTTACTCCCTTGACCTGTTGCTGAACCATGTACTTGACTGCGTTCATCAAAACAGCGGGGTCGTCCTTGTGTTCCTCAACAATCTTTGCCAACTCTGTTTCAGTAAGAACGGGTTCGTCTTCTTTCTTTTTGTTTTTCTGCCGTTCTTCGTGCAGGGCTTTTTTCAGGTCGCTCTTGTCACGCCTGATTCTGTCAAGGTCTGCCCTTAGCTTTCCAGCCTCTGAATCGTCTTGCTTTTCTGGTTCTTTTTTCTTTTCCTCAATAACGACTGCTTTTTTTTCTACTTCGACTTCCGGTTTTTCCTCTCCCTCGTTAATGATGACTCCGTCCGCATCCCGTAAATCTGCTAAAACATTTGGTTCGTCTTTCCCCTTTTCATCTGACTTGTTGTCGTCAATTACTTCCTCTGATTTTTCATCGCTCATAGCTTTTCCTTTCAATCTCGGAGTTTGCGCCTTCCGGTGGCGAAATAAAAAAGGGGCGAACCAATTAGATTTTCTCTAATCAATTCACCCCTAGTTTTAAGGTAGTGCGTGTTGCTTAAATTTTCAGGTGTTGGTTACTTCACCGCATATCCTCTCGTTTTCATGCAATCTCGAAATCTTTTTTCCAGTATTAAATTATGTATTGCCTCTCCTATAATCATTCCCGAGTAAGCATCCGAGTCTCCGATTATCAAAGAGTCGCTTTTTGTTCCGAATTGTTCTTCGCATTCCCTTTTTGTGTCGTTAAAATCACTGCTCGTTTTATCATTCGGTATAATGTAATTTGCTGAACACCCCGCTAATAAAACAAATATTGCCGCTCTGAAAAACTTTAATTTTAAAAACCTTCCAACTTTCCACAAAAACGAAATATTACTTTTATCGGCGTTTAAGGCCCTTTTAATTGTCTTAAATGCAGTCTCATGCGACTTCCCGTCATTCAGCCAATCATTTCCTTGTTCGTAATCTACAAACCAACATCTCTGTTTCATAACAACCTCCGTTTTCGGATAGTTAAAATTTTAGTTATTTTTTATTTTTCATTTGTTCATCTATATATCTATCCAATGATTCTTCTGATGTAATGGATTCAGCTATATATGTTTCGTTTCCCTTAGAATATTCTTTTCTTAACCACCTGTATCTTAAAGCGTCAACACTATCTTCTTCTCTAATTTTTTCGTATCCCATTTTCCCTCCGTTTTCGGATAGTTATGACTTCAAAAGATATTCCCATCCCTCAGCGACATACGCTTCAATGGTAGCCAACATCCGATTTGCTAATGTCTCGCTAATTTGTATATATCTCGAACCTTCAGGAACATCTTTCTCGGTTCCTATACGAGTCGCAGTTGACAAAATAAGGTAAAGACTTTCCAATGATAGTCGCCTTTGTTCAATAGGGCTTAGAGAGTCATAACTATTAGATTTAGCCAATAGGTTACACTCGGCGCTGTTTTCGAGTTTCGTTCCCGCTTCTTTCTTTTCCTTGTTCATATCCTTCCTCCCGCTTGTCGCCTCTGGCTGATTATGGCGTTAAATATTAATACTTTCCTCGATTCCCTTAATGCGAACTATCTTACCGTCATTTATTATAACTATTACTTCTCCAAAAAATGGCTTATCTTCACAATTCTTTATGATATGGTTTCTATCCACGAATTGCTTTTTGATAATCCTAACTGCGTCAACAAGTTTTCTCATTATACCTCAAACAAATACTTTTCTGCAATCTTTTTCGCCAAAAGTTCCCTTGTTTTTCCGATCAACTCTTTTGCATAAACTTTCTCCTCCGGTGACTGTGCTATTGATTCAGGAATGCGAACTATTTTTTTAATGGCGTCCATCTGTCCTTTTTGAAAAGCTGTAATGTCTTCATTACCCACCAACATCGAGTTGATAATGTTCATCATTGTCTGTACTTCAAACTCTCGATATTTTTCTACTTCTTCGGTAAAAAGTAATGACATTACGCCACCGGAACTGCTGTTTTGTTTTTAATGGTCGTGTTTATTCTTTGCGCCCCTGCGGACATCGGCTGTCCTGTCGCCTCGTCTGTTAATTCCTGTTTCGTAGCCAGATACTTTTTAGCGACATCTGGAAGTTCTGGTGCTACCGTAAGCATATCAAGCATTTGTTTCGCCTGCGGATTAATGTATTTCTTCAAATTTGTCTTTCCGTGTGCCTTTAACAGGTCTTCGATCGCCGCCATCGGGTTACATAAAGGATTGGCAGAAAGTAAGCCATAAAGATCTTCTGATTCTTTTCTTTCGATCATCTTATTGGCTGTAGCCGTGGAACCCGTAAGAACGAACTTGAAATTTCTTTTCATCTGCTGTCGTGGAATCAACGTCGGTTGCCCATTGTAAGTATGCTTATAATCGTAAGGCATATGCTGATAATAAAGATCATAAATTGTCCTCAAAAACACAACAAATTCATCTCTGGTTGACTGGGCCTGATAATCAAACTTGATATTGCCCTCTTGAACAACCATCATTATTTCTGTCGCTGTTTTTTTGTTGTCGTCAGGTCTTCCCATCTGAGGATTGGCAATAGAGCCTATGCGTTCCCACAACTGCATAAAGAGTTCGATGAAAGAAATATACACCTGCGGCTGAACATTGAAGTTCGGAAATAAAATACCCTTGACTGAATCAACCTGGATACCCTTGCCCGGTTCGATTTCCATGTCATTGGGAATCCCGGCACTTTCCTCGTAGAAGAACCACGGCACCATACAAACATAAGCGGCGTTTAAGACGGTATTGAAAAATTCACTGCCGCCATTCTGAACTGATTTTAGTTTTCCGTAAATTCCCGTACCGTAAGACCTGCCTTCTTCGGGGAAAAGTCTTATTCTGCTGATGATACTTGAATTGTCGTAGTGAACGTCTCTCTGGTATCTTAAGCGGATAAGTGTTCCAGATTTCGTGGAAATCGTAGCGATTATTTTATCTTCTTCGAAGTTCTCCTGATCTTCGGGGGTCCCCTCTTCGTCTTTTTTCGTGAAGTAAGATATGTACCACTCAACGCACTCTACTTCTTCTTTTCCGGTGACTTCGACTCCAAAGACTCGTTGGGTTGGAGATTGGCTTTCGGCTGGTATTTTGTCTTCTGTGTATCCAAGAAGCCACGGGCCAATTCTATCCGCGAGGTATCCTTGTTTGAGTTTTTCTCTTTGGAGTTCTGCATAAGTTGGCCTAATGATTCTACCCTTGTCTGCTCTTTCCCATTCATCTATCGTACCTATATTGTCGGCGCATAAAATATCCGTGAAAGGTATTGTCTGAACTTCGCACCCCTCACGCTTCGTTATCATTAAATCCTCTGTCTGGGCTATTCCTGTTTTAGGGTCAACGATAATCTGCCCCTGTGGGTTATAAACAAAGTCACGTTTCTTTTCTTTGTCGATATTGTATTGAGGAATGGAGTAGTAAGTACCTTCTTTTAATAGGGTGTGAACAATCGACATAGCCTTTGAATGAATATAGACCTCATTCTTTAATGTCTTATTAAACCAATCTTCCAGCAACTTAGTGATATCGTCTTTTTCGGTCTGGCCAACCATTTCAAAGGAGCAAATCGGGTCTTTCCCCACCATACCCGCAACAAGTCTTGGCTCTAAGTTATCAATGGTAATTGTTGTCAGGGGAAGAACAATATTCGAGGCCCCATCCCACGGCCAGTTTTCTTTTTCCGGTTTCTGTTCATAAACCCTGTTAGAGTCTTCAATCTCTTTTATTTTTTCATCACGGTATTTTGATTTAGAAAACTTATCGTGCAGTTTCTTGCAGTAATCCACCAACGGCTGAAACTGGTCGTTCTGCGGAGTAGTCATCGGCCCCTTCTTGTCTTCTACGTCGGGGTAAACTACTCTCTGGTCGGGAATGTTCTGGGGTTCTTCCATTTACGGCTCCATTGGGTCGAAAGTCAGAATAATTCTTCCGTGTGTCTCATTCCCCGCACTCGCAATCGTCAAGGTAAGCTCTGAATCAATATAAACATCACCAGAGGCGACTATTTCAGAGGCGGTAGCACTCCTATCTGCCAATTTGCCGGCCATGACATCCAGTCCAAGAGCGTCAAGAATAGTAATATCATAAGCGGCTGTAGGTGGTTCTGTCGCTGGTACTCCTAAAAGTCCGGGGCTTGTCTGTGCCTGTCTCAATATTCCCCTTATCTTAGTGGGTAGGGGGCCGAAATTTCCGTATTCTTTCTGGGCGGCATATGTAGAACAAATAGCCTTGGAAACAGCACCACCGTCTGTTGACTTCCAATCACAAATGACTCTAAACGGGTCAATGGACCCGTCCATATAAGGATTTCCTTCAACTTTTACTGTCAATGTTGCCAGTGCCATATCTCTCTCCTATGCGTAAAACTCTTGGTAATTTCCGTCCCAATTATTTGAATTTTTTCTGTTCCAGTTACTAAAACCACGGTTGTTTCTATTTACTTTCTTTTCAATGCCTATCGAAACATCCCTAGCCAACATTCTTAACTTTGGAGAAAAGGTCAGACAAAGGGCATCCCCAATGTCAGGGCTTAGATTAAGCCTCTTTTTCATTTCGTCTTTTGACTCAATCTTGATTTTGTTGGTCGGGGAATAGGAGTAGTGAATGTCCTGTATATCCTTCAAGAGTTCCTGTTTCTTGTCTTCCATTAGCCCTCTTGAAACACAGCAAGCACCTTCTTCAAACCATTCTCTCAACGACCACCAAAGCTCATCCCTTAGTGAATGAAACCTCTCCGTATTTCTCGCTTTCTCGTTGACTTGAACCATCGCCGTAGGAATACCGTTGTTATTTAAAATATCCGCAACCCCTGCTCCCACCCCGATAGAATCTACCGCTATGGCATCGAACAAACCAGCCCTGAAACGGTCTATAACCCGTCCCGCGGTCTGGACTACATCGAACTGTCCCCATGACTCTAGGTGGATAATCTCGCCGCCCCTACGTACAACTAACGCGCTCCTATCGTTCCCGAACCTAGCCACATCAAGTCCCGCTACTTTCGGGGAGTTCCCATAAGAAACGTCTCTTTTTAGTGAAGCCTGAATCAACTCAAACGGAATTACTATGTTCTCGTTAGAAGCCACAAACGAGCAGTAGAATTCCTGTTGAATCATGTCCTCGGTCATCCCGGCCTTGCGTTCAGACTCGATAACGTCCTTGCCTACAACTCCTGTATCTTCGATTGTCAAAAGCTGGCAAAACCACTCCGGGTTATTTAAAGCCATCTGGTAAAGATCAAATCCGTGGTTCCTTCCACGCGGAGTAAACGGGAATACCGCCCACCCCTCATTCTCGATCAACATGGGCCTAAAGTAATCCCATGCGTCTTTGTATTTATCCGACAAAGAAAACTCGTCAAAAATAATCCCAATCGGGTTAGAACCAACCGCCGAATCAAACGTATCGGCACCGATAACTTGAAAGACAGAACCGTTCTTGTATTCTATCTTCATTTCCGTATTGTTCGGGGCCTTCGCTAAAAGAGCCTTTGGAAAATGGTCTATGTACTTAAACCCGTCCTTGCCCCTTCCTTCCCACAACACCTTCCGCCCTTGATTGTACTCAGGGAAGCAATGAAAGTACGTTCCTACCCGTTCGTACATAGCCCTAGAGGTGAAATTAATAACCGTCTTACCCTTCCCGCTTCTCCGGTGCCAAACCAAACAGGCCCGGCGTTTACCAGAACCCATTGCCTGTAAAAACGGCAACTGGTATGATCTTGGCGTGTAGTGGTAGGGTAAGGTTATTTCCATTAAATCCTTATGTCGCCCTCCGTTGTCTTGATAAGTATGGAGCCGATGGAAGGACTTGAACCCTCAACCCTTTGCTTACAAGGCAACTGTTCTACCGATTGAACTACACCGGCCTTTCTCCTAAAGGTATTTTCGTAATGGTCCCTAAACTCTTTTGTTCCCGGACGACTGACTATCTTTTGACCCATGCCTAAAATCCTGTGAAAAAAATTTTGGGGTTAACCTGAAAATAGTGTAATCGGTAGTGTGAGGCTAGATGGAGGAGGCCACCCCTCAACCCGCCGCATACCCCCACCCGGCACCCCTACCGCCTGCCGCCCTGCGTAGACCTATGACTATGCTTATCTTGCCCTTGATCATCGCCCTGTCTTGTGCTATGATGTTCTTATGTGTTGCTCTATTCATTCAGTGCCACCCAAATTTGCACGGTTTGCAGGCATTATTAACATCTGACCCAATATCAACTAGTTACAGCGTTTTACGTCCTCTAACCTATATTATGTAAACTTACCACACTTGATTTTATTGAGTTATTTCCTCGCTGCTAGTTATCAACAGGTTGAACTTGCCTACTTATCAACAGGAACATCATTGTAATTCACCAGATTAACAACGATATTTTGATCCGGCGTAGTGTTTTCTTTAAGGTGCCCTTTTACTTTGTATGCTAATGATATCGCTGATATTCTCGACTGATTGTCAGGAACGTCGATATATTCTTGTGTTTTGGGATGATATAACTTTTTGTTGGCCTCGATCTGCTCTTTCGTCTTCTCTGCAAGATATTTGTCAGTGATTCCAACAAGCTCTAGCGTTTGAGATATTGCAACATTTTGTTTTATGTGCCTTGAAACTGTATTTCTATTGATATCAAGTTTTTCTGCTGTTTCTGATATGTTCAGTCCTTCGGCAAGGAGTAGTGTTATTTTCTTGTCCAGTGGGCTTATATTTGATTGTGTTTCTATCTGTTCAGGCATCTTCATTCCTGTTTCAATCGGCGGCTGGCTCTATGTTGTTGTTTGCTGTCTTGTGTATGACTGCCTTTGTTTAAGTTTGAGCTTTGCCGCTTTAGTGTAGTAACCGGGAATGGTGCGCTTGCCGATGGGTGTTGTTATCCTCTTGCACTGGCTTGAGGGGAGCAGTCGCGTTCCCGGTGTTGTTTATATCCTTCTGTTCGATCTTGGTTGCGTGTTTCTTTTCTTTTGTACTTGATTGTATCTCCGCCTTGCCGCTTGCGCTCTCGGCAGACACGTTGCGGTACTTATCTATTATATAATATAGTCTTTTTATTTCATTTGATTGCCTGTTTTTGCTTTTAATCCGTTGTAATTATTATTGATTGGCGCAGTTTTAAAACGTTTCATCAATTTCCATGTTTCCTGTCTTGGCCTGTCTTTAATGTCCTTTAATATTAATTAATATCACGGCAATAAATGTCGAATTGGGGTGTTTTGCTCGACAATTTTGTTAAGTGCTTAATATATAACTATTATTACAATTATTTATTATAATTACTATGCTATGACTCGACAATTCTTGCCGGATTTGTCCTCTTGTATATTTAGCGTATCATAGCGGATAAATCTTTTATTCCATTAATTATTATATACTTGTACTACTCTTGCAATTAATAATTATACTTGGCATAAGTATTGCTCTATATAAAGGCAAATACAATGAAAAGGAGATTAAAATGAAAAACTTACAAGACATCAAGGAAATGATTTCATTGGCTAGATCACAAAAGCTGATGAAAGAAGAAAACATCTATGTAATGCAAAACAACAAAACAGATGAAATTATTCTTTGTGGCAATAGCGAATCGTTGAAACTAGATAAAAAAATATATTCGTTAATAGACGTTGCTTAACCTAACCACCAAAGGAGGATTGACCATGCAGAACGATTATCAGAAACAAGCAGATGATTTCTTGAAAGCAACGGGAACAACTTTTAAGGCTAAGTTTTACAAATACGGTAAATACTTTCCGGACGATAAAGAAAAAAGAAATATTTATAAAATCACTTTGAAGCGTAAAGATGTCGGTTCTTATACTTTCACCTTCGGCACGTCTTTAAATGACACCCAAACAAACACTCCTCCGACTGCCTATGATGTATTAGCGACTGTACAAAAATACGATGTGGGCAGTTTTGAGGATTTCTGTGGTGATTTTGGTTATGACGTTGACAGCCGTAAAGCAGAAAAGACTTACAAAGCAGTATTGAAAGAGTTTGAAAATATTGACCGTCTTTTTTCAGATGTAATTGAACAGCTTGCAGAAATTGCATAATAGAGGCTTAACATGGACAACCTCACCAACATAGACATTGAAAACGCACAGGCCGCGAAAACCTTAACCAACTTACTAAAAGCCTTTTGCCTGATAGCTTGTATTATAGTTGCTATCAGCTTGATCTAGGAGGGGAAATAATGAAACTAAACGAAAATCAAAAAATGTATATCCGCTCGATGGGTAAAGCCCTAAAAGTAACAGGAATATTTACTGATGTTGATAAAACAAACAAATTCTGTAATGGCACAAATAATGGAGTGGTTGCCGAGTTTGGAAAATTTATCTTTACGGCTGATATGGGAGACAAAGGAGTTTGTATAAGCTCTATTGATAATGATTGTTTGTTGTCGCTGGTTGACGGGGTGACAGAAGTTGTTGAACTTTTTGAAGCAAAATCACCGGCGCAAGTAGCGTGGAAAGAGCAATGGCTCATTAAGGCCAGAAAAGCATTAAAATATTAACCCCAAAGGAGAATAAACATGAATCAACTAGATTTTTTAAATCAATACATAGGGAAAAATGCCGTTGTGGAAATTGACGTATTGAAGATACAGGTTAAGATATTAGACGGTAGATTTAGCTTCGGCAGGGTTGACTTGCTTTGCACTCCAATAGCCGGAAGTGGTCAGAAGTATTTTACTTCTAATAAAGTTTCTCTTTGTGGGAAGGTATAAGGGGGCGTGATCGTGGAAAATGGGGCTTTACTTTCTGATTCTCCATAGCTGAACATGGGATAATTTAAAAAAGCCCTCTATGTCGATTTTTAAAAAGCCTAATGTGAGCAAAATCGTAATGGCTATTTTGCGTTTGTGGTAAAAGGGTAATTTTTGAGACTCGGCAACCAGTTCACACATACGATCAAAATCAGATTCCATTCTGTTCTCTCGGTCGCTTGCAAGCCCTGACAATTCGGCGTTGTAGTCTCGATCTGCGGATATATCGGTATTTTTTACGATATCATTTAAAAGAGGCTCTTTAGATTTACCGGTTCCGTCAACATCTTGTACAAGCGGACAAAGCCCCAGGCACACGCCAACATTGACGCATTTTCCAATTTTACAGACATCGTCTCTATATTTCGTCAATTTTCAATCTCCCTGTTTTTAAACATTGCTTTTCGATCTGCCTTAAATCCTCGGAATTATCCGTCATAAACTCGGCGTACTCGTCAGCCGGATTCCGTTCAGCGTCTTGAATGATTTTGTTGATTTCGTTTTCGGTCATAATTTAAATAAAAAGGCGGAAATCCCATTTCTGGAATTAACCGCCTAAGTTTTCCTTACAGGCGTTATTAGTTTAAAATTCTATTTGTTTTGTTTCCGTACTCCACTGAACAGAATCGCCATCGTCTGAATTTAAGCAACCGCTTGTGTTTTCGTTTTCATCAAGCGCTTTAATCATTTCATAAAGTTTGGACGGAACAGCGTCTACGCTCAGTGTTTCAACTTTAATACTCACAACAACCTTGCTTGCCTTCATTTTATTTCCTCCGGTTTAATATTTTGGCACTTCTTAATATTTACAACCTTTCCGTTTTGAATATGTAATTCAATAACGCCGAAAAACTTCTCTGTTATTAATGTTAATATTTTATCTA